CTCGGTACCACCGAACTGGTCTTCAGCCAGTTCGGCACCACTGACTTAGTCAGTTTGACGCCCTTGTACGAGGTGTGGTCCATAACGCAGAAGAAAGGGATCTTCTTCTTCCTCTTTCCAATGGTTATGGTCCTTACCCGCCGGAGAATCACCGAGGAGGCTAGAGGTTTCCCTCTAGAGCTCCCACGGGACCCCCGCCTTAGGCTGTCCCAAAGCAGAGCTTCCTCTAAGAGGATAGCTCTATGTCCAAAATTACCAAGGAGGTGCTTAACTACGAATGAACCGAAATTAATTCGATCCGGCTCGTCAGTCAGGAACGTTCCTGGCTGGACCTTAAGTCCCGAAGTGTCCGGAAAATAAGAAGGGACAGCGAGAACCTCACCGAGAACTGAGTAGATCTCGAGTGAGATCCAGGCAAGGGTGTTTTCTAAAGCAAACTCGTGCCAGTGCTGTAAAAGCAAGTTGGCAAGTTTGTAAAGAAAACAGGCGTACTCTCGAGGATGCAGAAGTTGGTGTTGAGCCTGCGGAGACGCAGGCCTAACATCATGACCTCTGTAGAAGTCACCTCCACAACTTTCACGAAAGTCGCACCAACCTACAAATGACTTTTCACGATTAAGCTCGATATGTACACTCCGGAAAACACTAGCGAGCGAAGGTAAATCCTTCCCATCACCGGTGACGATCCGTGAAGGGGCGATAATGTCGTCCCCGTATACAGACAGAGCGGAAAAGTCATTGTATCCGTACCATTCCATGAGACCTTTTGTGATCACATAGAATACAAGTGTCTCTAAAGGGAAGGTATGCCCTAACCCCATAGTGCAGGCTGACATTAGACGGTACCGGGCGCCTAGAAATTCATAATAGGCAACCCGGCCTGCTATGACAGCCTGAAACCACTTGCGCGGGAGGATAAGCGACAGAAGCTGAGTGGAAATAGAGTCGCTTGCAGACGAAAGGTCTATAGTTGCTAACCTTTCTCTGGCAGAGCGGGTCCATCCACGCCAACCAGTGGCACGCGATGCGCGCATAGACAGTTGTCTATGTCTGCGCTGAAGCGTGTTGATGTTCAGCCCAGCCTTTTTGAGGCGAGCCTTGATCATCTCACCCAAACCGGAGCTGTAGAAGCTACCGGCAAGGGTGTCTGGCATTATCGCCCGTAGAGCTTTATAGCTCTTAGGTACGAAAGTCAGATGGAGTGACGGTACTGGACGGACGCGGACATCTTTTATGATGCCGCGGAGCGTAGGGTCTGACTCAACATATCGATGGAGAAATGCGATATGCTCCGTTGATCCTGTTAGCGGACCCTTTAACTTCTGATCCAGCCCCCTGCGTTTGGCCGGGTGACCAAAGCAGGCATTCTTTGCGAACGCGCATCTTTCGAAGTGTTCAGCCTCGGAGTATTCTCCGAGAATGGACGCAGCGATTTTGCGCCAACGCGATACGAGACCCGAACGATACAGGATATCAATCCTGAAAGGTCTCGCGAGCCGTAATTGACAGTCGGAATATTTATTCCAAGACTTCAATGCGAGCTCATCGTCGCTGAACAAATCGTTCGCAAAACGGTACCGCTTTGCCCAGTTCAGTAATTGCGCTTGCCTCTTAAAATCACTTACACATTGTGAGTAAGAGATTTTAAAGGTATCAAGCTCGTTCCTAAACATCGGTATGTCGCCAGCAGCAAGTGCTGCACGCGCTGATGACATACAAGTGATACCGAGGTCGTCACACAGGGTAGTCCAGACGATTGTCATGGCCTTATCCGTGTCGTAGCGGATACCCTTGGTCTGTTCCATAGGTGGTCTCCATATGGTTTTAATTACTTAAGAGAGAGCGCCAAGCGTCCAGAACGAGTCGTAATCCGAATCGGTAAGGAGCTGAGCACCTATCAACCTAAGATCCTGCACACTAGCCGAAGCTAGAGCGGGATGGATCTCAAGGGCGATACGAACGCTGTTGAACACGGTCTCACCGGTGTCGAGTGACATCGGGATCACGAATACAACCTCGTTCTTTCCCTTAGAGTAATTCCCGTTGACAACAGTAGGAACACGACTTTTGAAAGTAGCATTCCTCCGTGTACGGTAATCCGCATCTTCCGATACGGATACGTTCAGACCATTTGTGACGGTCTGGCCGGTCAGGGCGAAAGTGATGTCACTACCGCCCGTGACGGACGCTGAAGTTGCGCCAGTCTTGATACTACTGCCAATAATGGACATATTAATGCCCCCTTTTGGTTAGTGCCCTTTGCAGGAACACAGAAAGCATGTCAGCTTGCTGTTCAACAGACAAGATGACTTGCGGCTTGAGGCGAGGAAACTCGCCCCGGAGGGTTCGCGGGCGGCGGACAATACGCTCAATGACACAAGTGTCACTGACGGGTACCTGGGTTACTTTTAACCCAGGTCTAGTGGAAAAAGGAACGGTAATCCGGGTAACTCTTACAGTAGTCTTTTGACTACAAGAGCAACCCAAGATCTCCATCCCCCACTTAGGCGTGATTGCCTTGACCCATGTATTGACATCCACGAACCAGTCGAGCATGAAAGAGAGAGGACGAAGTTGCCATAACAAGGATGGAAGTTGATTCGGATGAAGCCCATATCTCATAATAATATCAGATATGGGCCCGAAAGAACTACCATACTTGAAATAGACAACCGCCTCAGCTTTCCGCTCGTACTCAGCAAACTCCTTTTCGTGTCCTTGAGTGCCCCAGAGGTCAGTCCTTCCCCAGTAGTCCTCATATTGATCTGAGGTTTTACTGGAAGTCCTACCTCTACGGCGCTGCAGTCCAGAGAAATCACTACGGATGGCAATTCCGTTCGCCACCTTAATGATATCCTGGACGTCCCAAATAATGGGACGGATACCGTACCTCCAGGTTAACCACGCATTTGCTAACTTAGCCGGGAGCTTCTTGATAGAACGCCCCTGGTTTAGTAACAAACGCGCTCGGTCAGCCTTTGACCAGGTAAATCCGGATTTTGATGCTTTCCGGACTACCTTCAGGAGGCCACCAATCCCAGTTCTTACCATTGCTATCGTTTCCGGTAGCTCAGCTAAGAACTCACCAGCATCCCATGCCGCGTTGATAACGTTGGCATGCGCTCGCTGCACGGCGTAGCCGACCAGACCTTCGTCATAGTCGGATCCCGCACGCACAACCGAGGCAAGCCGTGGATATGTCCAACCATTGAGGATTCCTGTCGCGACTTCGCGATAGTCACCCCCACTGGCTGTCCATGTCCCGCTACCAAAGGTTGCTGTAGTGCGCGTAGCTGTCATCTCATTAATACGGACGACACCAGGAATGAACTTACCTTCGCTTGGTCCTGAGAACGTGTGGAAAACACCCATCAACCTTGGGTAGATGTAAGTGTTCTCTATCGGTTCCCAGCCCGAGTTGTAGGTAGTTACTTTCTTGGTACCGCATACGCGGTGGTCGTTTTCGTAAGATGGCATGACAGCACCCACAATGGATTAGAAGGAGCAGCGGGAGGTGTCCCGCAGATGCGGAGTACACAGAGTGCCGGACCATCCGG